GTGGCGCTGACCTTCTAATCATTGATGACCCTCACTCGGAGCAAGACGCGCTGTCGCCTACTTCTATGGATGCGGCTTACGAGTGGTACACATCTGGCCCCAGACAGCGTTTACAGCCGGGCGGGATAATCATTATTGTAATGACGCGATGGTCGGTCAAAGACTTAGTTGGCAAGGTGCTCAGAAAGCAGGGAGACGAACACGCAGACCAGTGGGAGGTTGTAGAATTCCCAGCAATTATGCCAGATTCAGATACACCACTCTGGCCTGAGTTCTGGAAGAAAGAAGAGCTATTGGGTGTTAAGGCATCGCTGCCAGTGAGCAAGTGGAACGCGCAATGGATGCAGAACCCCACCGCTGAGGCTGGCTCTATCGTGAAACGCGAGTGGTGGCGCAAGTGGGACGAGGACTTTGTGCCTGCATACACTTACATAATTCAGTCATACGACACAGCGTTTTCTAAAAAAGAAACCGCCGACTACTCGGCTATCACTACTTGGGCTATTTTTCAGCCGCCCAATACCGATACAGATCAAATTATTTTATTGGACGCAAAGCGCGTCAGGCTAGACTTTCCAGAGCTAAAACGATTAGCTTATGAAGAGTACAAATACTGGGAGCCAGACTGCGTTTTGATTGAAGCCAAGGCATCTGGCACACCTTTGACCCAAGAGCTTAGGCGTATGGGTATTCCAGTCACAGCCTATACACCAAGCAGAGGCCAAGATAAGATTGCGCGTATGAACAGTGTAGCGCCGATTTTTGAGTCGGGCATGGTCTGGGCGCCAGATGAAACATTTGCTGAAGAAGTTATTGAAGAAATGGCAAGCTTTCCCTTTGGTGAAAATGACGATTACTGCGACTCCAGTACGATGGCGCTTATGCGTTTTAGGCAAGGTGGATTTTTAGCTCTCAGCAACGATTACCCCGAAGAGGCTGAGTTTTTGAGACGTGACAGACAGGTATACTACTAATGGCAATTGAGAAACGCGGCTTAGGCACAGAAGACAATCCAGACGTGATGCCTATGGGCAGTGCTATGGAAGTTGAGCCAGAAATGACTCGAAACGATGAAATTCGTAACGCGGCACAAATCTTGGTCACTGAAGAAGACATCTTAATTGATGACGAGATTGACGCCCCTGAGCCAGAAGAATCGCAGATTGATTTTAATGCCAACCTTGTTGAATTTATATCTGACAGCGACCTCAGCAAACTTGCAAGTGACGTGATTGATTCAGTTAAGACCGATAAAGAAAGTCGTTCTGATTGGGAAAAGACCTACACCGACGGTTTAAAATATCTGGGCATGAAGTTTGACGAGACAAGAAGCCAGCCGTTTGCAGGCGCTTCTGGCGTTGTTCACCCCATACTGGCTGAGTCTGTCACCCAGTTCCAAGCTCAGGCTTACAAAGAATTACTGCCAGCCAAAGGCCCAGTTAAGACTGAAATTATTGGCGCTCGCAGCCCAGAATTAGAGATGCAGGCTGACCGTGTATCGCAATTCATGAATTATTACATCATGAACATCATGCAAGAATACGATCCAGAAATGGATATGTTGCTGTTTTATTTGCCTATTGCTGGCTCTGCGTTTAAGAAAGTTTATTTTGATACAGCTCAAAGCCGAGCCATGAGCAAGTTTATTGCTCCAGAAGATTTGATTGTACCCTACGAAGCATCTGACCTTAGCAGCGCCGAGCGAGTTACTCATGTTTTAAACATGAGCCGTAACGAAATCAAGAAGCAACAACTCAGTGGGTTTTACTCTGATGTTGAGCTAAAGGGTGGTAGCGTAAACGTCAGCCGTAGCGAAGTAGAACAAGAAATAGATGAGATTGAAGGTGTTGAGCCTTCGTACAAGGAAGATCGTGATCGAGTGGTCTACGAAACTCACACCATTTTAGACATTGTTGGCTACGAAGATTTAGGCGAAGACGGAGAGCCTACAGGCTTAAAGCTACCTTACATCGTCACGGTTGATGAGCAGTCTAGCAAGGTGCTTTCTGTGCGTAGAAACTACGTTGAAGGTGACCCGCTCAAGAATAAGATTAACTTCTTTGTTCAGTACAAGTTCTTGCCCGGACTTGGATTCTACGGCTTAGGTCTAAGCCACATGATTGGCGGCATTGCCAAATCTAGCACCTCAATCCT